GACCCACAGCTTAGAAGGCTGTTGCTCTATCCAACTGAGCTAACGCCACACGCTTAATCTGTAAGGGATTCTAGCTACATAAAGAGTAGCGGTTTTTGGAAAGTTTGCGGAGCGCTCCGCAAATTCAAAAACGGTTTCTTAATGACAGCCAGTAATTATGCAGCAAAAGCGCGCACTACTTGGTCGCGTTCACTTTGGTGCCCCGCCGCAAGTAGTGCCGTTTTGTCGTGCTGACAGACGTGTGGCCAAGTTGCCGGGAGGCTGCCTGCTCCCCCCGCTGGTCCGCAACATCATCCGCAGCTTTCGCGCGCAGGTCATAGAACCAGAAGGCCTTAATTTCTTTTGCCAGCGATTCGTTTCCCGACATTGCCGCAGCCTCTGCTGCCTTGGATCTCGCAGCCTCGAAATGCCTGCGCAGCGTCACCTGCGGAACTGCTGTGCCGCGCTCGCTGGTCAGCAAGTTAAAGCTGTGCAGCTTCTGGCCCGCTTTGCGATTCGCGATACGCGCCAGCAAGTCTGCGAGTGCCCCCTCGATGACAAACCGTAGCGGGGCGCCGGTCTTGCTTTGTTTGATGACAAGATGACCGTCCTTTATGTCGTGCTCGGACAGTTCGCGCACATCGGCAGGGCGTTGGCCGGTCAAATAGGCCAGGTCCATGGCATCCTTGAGCAAATCACTGCCAGCAGCGTAGACGGCATGAAATACCTCATCGGTGATATACACCTCGCGCTTGCCCAGGGAATGCCCCTCAATGCCCATGCAGGGGTTTTCGTTTTCCGTCCAACCCCAGGCCCTGGCCATATTGAACAAATGGCTGAACGTGCGTTTCAGGCGGTTGGCGGTTGTCGGGGTTTCTTTGGCCCATTGAAGCAACTGGTAGATGTGCTTGGGCTTGATTGCATCAATTGGGGCGGGCTCAGGGTTGCAGAAGAACTCGCGCAGCTTACGCAGATCGCCGCGTTGGGTCTGCTGTGTGCTTTTGGCTTTGGCTGCCAATACCTCGGTCTCATAGCGGTCGGCAAGATCTGCAAAAGTCTCGGACGGCAGGGTCATTGGCATGTTGGATAGCTCAAGCCATTTCTTGACCGCTTCGCGGTGGTCGGAGCCCAGAGGAATCTCTTTGCGCGGATTTCCACCGGTTTCAAAGTAGTAGTAAATCGTGCCCGATTTTTGCTTTCGGGCGCGGAATCCGGGCATTGCGTTAACCATGGGCGCTTACTGCAGGCTCCCAAGTGGGGCGCACAGTCTCCGAAGTGAAGGGGCCGCCTTCGATGATCGTGCGAGAAACGATGGGCCGGCCGGCGGGGTTGATGTAGAACGGGATTTTCATTGAGCGCAAGGCGGCTGCTTGTAGCTGTTCGCGTGTCTTCCCGGCTTTTGCACGGGAGATGCCGGTCAGCACTTTCACCTCGTCGCATGTGAGGAATAGGCTCATAGTTCAGGCGTAAAAAAGCCCCGCTCAATGGCGGGGCTGGTTGTTGTTGTGAGTGCTGTGTAAGCGTTTATGCAATCGGCTCGATGCGTCCATTGCGATAGACGCGGCGGCGGGCGCCACTGTTGCGATCAACTTCGATCACATAGCCGGTGCAGATAGTCACGATCTGCCAATCGGTGGATTTCATGCTTGGCCTTTCTGCGCCTGCTTGGGCAGGTAGCGCATTGCCCAGGTCGGGTGGTAGATGCCGGTGTGCTTTTCGCCGTCCATGCGGACCCTCAGGCGCGCGCCCTTGGCGCTGGTGATGGTGCCGGTGGTGGCCATGGCCTTGCCGGTGTAGACCACGCGGCCACCGCGCCGGGCCGGCACGCCGTAGCTGTCGCGGATGAACTTCATGCTCACGCTGCGCCGCCTTTCTGCGCCGCAACACGCTCTTCCCTAATCTCGTTCAAAAACATAAATAGGATCAGCGGGCCCCAGATCGCCAGAAAAAGCCCAAGGCACTTGATCCAGTACGTGAAGAAGACGGACTGAGCAAAGCTCCAAACGAAAGCTGTCGTGACGATGTGAAGGTAGAACACAAAGGCCAGGAAATAGTGGCGCGCCTTCATGTCACCTTCCTTGTTCTGCGCTGGCTGCGCGCAAACCACGCCATGGCGCGTCCTGAATATCGGATGCAAAGAAGCCGTCTCTCGTCCATTCGCCATCTGTGAACCAGCTGATGGCAACTCCTTCATCGAAATCGCGCAGATAGCGGCCATCGAGTTCGGGCTTGCTGGTGCCGCTTTGCCAGTCAGACAGATCGGCCTCCTCTGTGGAATCTCCTTCCAATGGGAGCACGGTCGCCTCTCCGCCTTTCTGTGCTGCGCTGGCTGCGATAGCGGCGCGGTCGATTCGTTCGATTTCGGCAAGGATCAGCGCACCTGCTTTTTCCAGATTGCGGCGCTCTGTCGTCGGCTTGAAACACTCCAATTTCCAGGGCCAATTGATGGGCGCGGTGCCGGGCTCATACTCCCCGCAATTCCAAGAGATGTACGAGTCGGCCGCCATCAGCATCTCTCCTGGGCGGTACTGGTCATCATGCTCAGGTGTCCAGCCTTCGGAACTGATTTGCCGCACGCGTTCTGCCAGCACATCGCGTGCGGCCTGCGTCAGCGCTGGTGGAGTGGCGGCAAGCGCTGCGATGCGGTCGGCGCACGCGCGGAGTACTCCCGCAGCTTCGGTCAGGTACACGTCACTCTCGCTGCCTGCGGGTTCAAGCGCTCGGACTTGATCTGCTACATAGGCAAGTCGGCGCGCGTCAGCGATGAGTGCATCAGGCGCTGCCACGGCTGCGGACGCTGGGGGCTGTCCGTCGCCGGTTGTGAAATGCAGCGTAGGTGCGGGAGCGCAAGACAGGATGATGTCCGCCAAGCTGCCTGGCTCTGCCGCCTGGGCGACGGGCACGCCCAGGCCTATCGGCTCGGTGGATACGGCTGGTACCTCTGCAGGCGCGCTGCCGTCGATGAATCGCAGCAGCTTGCATGCTGCGTTCCATGCCCATTGCGCTTTGGCGTGGTCCGACTGGCGCAGCAGGGTGTCTGGAGTGGTCGGCATCTGGCCGTACTTCCAGCCCAGGAGAAAGCGGGCTGTGGTTTCTGCGCGTGCCATGGTTTCGGCATCGGAGCGGGTGGTGTGCTCGGCAGGCAAGGGCTCGGTAGGTGCGGGTGCGCTTTTCATTGCCTGCTGGAAATGTGTGGTTGCATTGGCGTTTTCTATGTGCCCATTCCAGCCGGCCAGGAAGAAATGCGTATCGCGTGCGTTTTGTGTACTCATGGTGTGCGTGCTCGGTTCAGGCTGGGCGGCCGGTGGTGCTGATGGTTTTGAATTCGGTGACCCAAACCCAGGGGTTCGCGGCCCAGTCGCCGCCAGTGGTTTCCCAGATGTGGCGGAAGTGCGCTAGAGGTGTGGCGCCTTGGCCGCCCGTGGCGCCTTCGGCAATGCAGTCGGCCTCGGTGATCGACTGGAGGCGTTCAGCGCGTACGCAGGTGTTTTCCAGCCAGATGCGGGCGGCCCACTTGGGCATGTGGATTGCCGGGCGCCATGGCCGCAGGTCAACGCAGTCACCATCCGCCCGATAGAAGCACTCGCAACCAGCTTTGAAGTTTTCATTGCGTACAAAGTGGCTGAACGTCTCGCGCACATAGATGCGGTCGCCTATGTCGCCGCACGGCGCCGGCTGCCATACGTCGTCCGCGCGGTCTGGGTGCTCTGCCCAGGGCCACCAGCGGCCGTCGTCACGTTGCTCAAAGTCGAAGCCCGGGCGCAGTTTCAGAATGCGCCGCGTCTGCGTCTTCTGCCCAGCCAGGATGGCGCGCACCAGAGGCGCCTTGAACATCAATCCGGTTTCTTTCATGGTTGCTCCTAAAGCCGTGAAGGTTCTAGTTCTTGGTCGCGCCTTGGGCGTCAATCAGCGCCTTTGCGGTCACGATGTTGTTGAGCTCTTTTTCAACGGTGTCCGCGGCAGCGCGCAGCGCGGTAGGTACATCGGCTGCGAAGCCACGATTTACGGCAACACTGAAATACGCACTCATAAGGCCGTTGAGCAGGACTTCTGAGGATGTTTCTTTTGTACGAATCAGAAGATCCTGAATAAAGGCATGGATTTCTTTGACGCGCTCTGGCTTCACCGGTGGAATGGACATAGTGGATTCCTTTCAATACCCGCAGGGCAGGCCTTCGCCCTCGGCGGGTTCTTTGTGGATCGGTGCGCCGCAGCTGCCGAAGTGCTTGATGGGTTGGGGCTGTTGGGGTGTGGTCATGGGGTGCAGAAAGAGAAAGGCCCGCAGATGCGGGCTGGGGTGTTTGATACAGTCAGATACTTTTGGAGATAAAAATGACTGAAGTTCGTGCAGATGCAGTTGAAACGATGGCCTTGGAGTGCGTAATTGATGCACTTAAGGCCTCGGGGTATGACATGCAGAGGTTGGTGAATTCGGTTAATTCAATTGCACTGCTTGGTGCGGCGGGCTCAGGTACAGAAGGCACAGGTCCTCTCTACAAATATGCGGTTGTGAAGAGAGTTTCAGACCTATGTGGAGCATCACCCAGGGCTGAATGACGGTCTAAAGTAAAGACTCAGGCTACTTTCTTGAGTTGGCCTGCTTCGCTGTAGTTCGCTTCCACGATGCGGCGCATGGGTAGCGGGTTGACGCTGTTGCCGGCCATCTTTACCTGGGCGGTTTTGGTCAGCGGCTTGCCTGCGGCCGTGCGGTCGATCACGTAGCTCGCTGGGAAGTCCTGGGCGTTGTAGAGCTCGCGCGGCACCAGCATTCGCAGCGTGATATCCACAATCACCCAGGGCTCGCCCTTGAGCCACACGGTCACCAGCGCCAAGCGGTCGTGCGTGGTGATGGTGGTCATCGGGTCGCGCAGATCCGCCCACTGGCCGCCGCTTGCGTGGCATTCAGGGCTCCAGAAAAGACAAAGCCCGCCGGGCGTGTGCCGGGCGGGCTGGTAAGTGGGGTTGTTATCCTTGGTGCTCACATGTGGAGGTCCCAATGGTCGATAAAACCCAGCGAAATGAATTTGAGTACTGCGGTTATCAGATCCTCGCTAAGGCGAATGCCGCCAGCACGCGCGTGGGTGCCTGGTTTCCTAGCTATCAAATTCGTGATGAATCGGTAAACACTGCTCTTCCCCATCCCAATCTTGTCAATGGCTCAGACGATCTGGATTGGGTGCTAGATGAGGCTGTAAGGCTTGCCAAGCTCCACATTGATACTTACAGGGCAATGTGAATGCAGGCATCTAAAGCCGTTTCTTCTTTGATCAGGGGATCATGACCAACATCTATGACGCAATGGTCGCCGCGCTGCGGGACCACTGGAAAGCACACAGCAACGCATACCCCCAGCGGTTTGAGCTCACACAAGATGCGTTCAACACGCTGAACGAGACGCGCAAGACCGTGATCACCACCATGAACTACGCATTCCGTCCTGGCTGGGAAAACGACTTCCTGGGCGTGCCGGTGGCGGTGGCTGATGGCGGCTGTTGCATGGTGGACAAGGATGGCAATCAGGTGCCCTTGGCTCTCTGATAGGCATCCCACCATCGTTCCAGCTGCGCGGGGGTTCGGTCATTGGTCAGCCAGGCCGGCCCCTCTGTGGTGCGCACATGGTGGTACACAAAGCGGTAAAACCCGTCGTCCTGGCAATTCCACAGCCCAAACCGGTGGTGTGTGACTTCAGACGGTGCCCAGCTGGGCGGCCAGGGCTCGGGCAGCCCAAACGCTGCAGCCAGCCCCTGGCGGTGCACGCCGGGGGTGGGGTGATCAGTGGCTGTGGGCATGCTGGCTGGTCGCTGTCAGCAGGCGGCCGTATGCGGTGCCGGCGCCCACGGAAATTGCAGCGGCCGTGCCGCGATAGGTGCCACGCGAAGTGCCGTTGCAAACCCGCGCATTGGCCGGTGGGCAAAACTCCAGCACCGTGACCTTTACATGCTCGGGCATCACGATCTGCACCGGCTTGGTGGGTCGTGGTGCTGGTGGTGTTGCTGACCGGCGCAGCGCTGGTGCTGCAGCCTTGGCTGCAGGCTGCTTGGGTTGGGTCGCGGCCTTGGGCACCAGCTGGTTGCTGTGGCACTTAATGCCAAAGCGGCCCAGCACCTTGTAGATGGTGCCGTGATGGATGCCATAGTGCTGGGCCATTTCGGCGCCCGTCATGCGCGTGGCCATCTCGCGCATCTCTGCCTCGCGTGCAGGCCAGGGTTCGATGCGCAGCTTGTTGGGGCCGTGGCGCAGCTTCTGCAGCTCGCTCAGGATGGTGGCCGGGGCCTTGCCAAAGTGCTGGGCAAGCTCGGCTGTGGTCATGGTGTCGGCCAGCTGCCGCAGCTCTTCATGGCGGGTGGTCAGCGGGCGATTGGTCAGGCTCTGCATCAAAGGCTTGATACCCAGCTTTTGCAGCATGGTCTGCATGCTGGAAGGCGGAATGCTCAGCTCGCGGGCGATTTCGCTGCAGGTCATTCGTGGGGCCAAGGCCCGCAGTTGGGCTTCGTGCTGCACCCATTGCGGCACATGCGCCTGTTTGAATCTGACATTCAGCGCCGATGCGGTTTGGCGCACGCGGTTGATGGTGCTGCCGTAGTGCACCGCAACTTCTTCGGCCGTCATCGTTGGGGCTATCCGCGCAAATTCGGCGCTGTGGGCTTTCCAGAACCCGTGGGGCAGTCTTGCTGTCATGCTGTCTCCAGTGGAATGAAAGACCGCGCAGCAATCTGGCGGGCTGTTGGGTGGGGCGCATGTGCGCCGGGTGGGGTCAGGCCTCTGTGTCCTAGGCGCTGTTTGCTCATGAACTCAGTTCATGCCAGCGGAAAAAGGGAGTGCCAGAGAGTTGTCGTATCCGTGACAAATTTGCTGCCACCTACTATGGGCGCATGAACAACCACATCACTTATTCGTTGCACTCCTTCACTGCTGATGGTCAGCTTTATGAATACGCCCGTATTCAGCGAAAGGTCGGCAATCAACACTTAGGACAGTCTCTAATGCTTGAGCGGCTGGCGCCAAGCATTCAGGAAATGATTCGCCTGCAAGCAAAGGAGGCAAATAAGTCTCTCTAGGGTTGGCAGGATATGAATTGACGGGGCGGTGTTTCTATCGCTCCGATGTTCAGCCTGTAATGGGCGCTGCGCAGGTACTTCTTTTCAGCTGCATGCTCACTACCCTTGCGTGGACCTCTGCAGTCGGTGGTTTGGAGCGAAGAGCGTGCAGACGGGCTGCTTCAAGTTCTACCAACAGCACTGCTCCAGGTAGCAGGTCTGTTTGGTGTTCGTCCCAAAAGCGCTTGGCTGCAATGCCGGTCCAGACAATGCGCCAGGGCTCGGTCTGGTGCGGGCCAATGCGGTCAAAGGCCTGCAGTTGCAGCTGAAAGGTGCCGCAGCGTGCCGGCCCTGCCTGGGGACGCTGACGGCTGAGAAAAAGCATTCCGGTGTGGCGCATGGCTTATCTCCGGCGGCGAAGCTGCGCGGCGGCCTCGCCCTGAAAGTAATTTTGGAGGGATGTGCTGGGCGGCAGGGTGCTGGCCGCCTTGCTTTCGATCGCACGCAGCACCTGGCTTCGGCGGTGGTCCTGCGCGCTCAGCGCGGCCAGCAGTTCATCCAGCGGCGTGGGTTCGCATGGGCTTGGCACCCACGGTGCGGGCTGCGGGGAAGAGGGCCATTGCCTGCTGGATGGCGTCTGCAGCACCAGCGTGGATGGCTGGAAAACGGGTTGTGCCCGCGCTCGTAACAACGGTGACAAGATAGGTGCGCATTGCGTTGCTCCTGGCTTCATGGGGTTGCCGTGGTGAATAGGGTGCTAAACGGTGGCGGGCTCACTGGCCTGCATGGCTGCGTCAATGGCTGCGCGACCGGTGGTGTGGGGCTCTGGCTGCAGGGCGCCTGTGGAGGGCCATTCAAGCCAGAATCCATTGGCATCGTTGCCCTTGCAATCCGGCTTGCTGCCTTGGCGCACTATTGCCGCTGTAGATATCAGGTAGTCCAGTCGGGTGCTGTCGCTGATCTTGGGTGCGGCGGTGGCAGGGGTGATGCGGCTCTTGCCCTTGGCTTGGGCTACCTGCAGTTCTTCGTGAAGCACGCTCCCTGCTTTCTCGCCATGCTTGCGCGCAACTTTGGCCGCGTGTGAGGCTGAAACTTTGCCGGACACAACCAAGTTGCGTACATCGCTGTTGGCATTGCCCAGGGCTAGCAGTTGCTGCACGTGCTCTGCAGTCTTGCTGACCTTGGCAGCAATGTCGGCTGCGCTCCAGCCAAAGCCGCGCAGGCGCTTGTAGCCTTCTGCCACTTCAATCTGGGTGAGGGGCTTGTTTGCCGCGCTGGTGATGATGCGGGCGGTGCGGTCTGCATCGTTGCCTTCAAAGTAGACAACGTGGATCCACACCTGCTGGTCTTTGGGGTTGCGCAGTGGCGCGCCGCGTTCCAGTGCGCGGCCAATGGCTGCATGGCGGCGGTGGCCATCCACCACCCAAACACCGCCTTCATCGCGGATGCGCACTTCCAGCGGTGGATACTTGCCGCCACCCACTATGTGCTGGGTCAGCGCTTCAATGCTTTCGTCCAGCTCCTCGCCAGATTGGCGCAGGTTGAAGCCGGGTTCGATGTGAATGCTTTCGTAGCGCACCTGCACGGCGTCTGCACGCTTGGCTTCTTTGCTCTCCAGCATCTTGCGGATGGAGTTGGTCATCTCAGATTTCCTCGTTGGTTTCTGCTGTAACTGGCGCCAACTGGGGCTGCTCTGGCGGCGGGGTGTAGCTGTTGCCAGCAATGGCGCTGACCGCCAGCGCTATGGCAAGCGCTGCAATCCATGGCGCCAGGTGGCGGTATTTGCTGGGCGTGCATGCTGTGCGCATGGGGCAGGGGTCTCCGTGGGCAACAAAAAGCCCGCGCGCAGCGGGCTGAGGTGTAAAGGCGCCGGTGCCCGCGCTGGCGGGCATGCCTGGGGAAGGAGAAGGAGGGATGGCAGAAACGCTGCCCAGGCCCGGCGTGGAAATTGATGATGGCTGCCGTGTTCGCCCCGGCTTGTTTGACGGAAATGGAGGGAGTCGACTTTCACGCCTTGCTGGTGGGCAATTACCAGTCACGATTTGCCATCAAGAAAGCCTCGGGGCTTGCTTCATGGCCCCGCTATAGCCCTGCGGGTGAAGGCGGCGATCAAGGCTCGCGTGTGCCCGGTTTGGCATGGGTGTCTCCGGTGAATGGGCGAAAAAAAGCCCGCCGTGTTGGGCGGGCTGGTAGCGCTGTACTGAGCGGCACAAAAGCTGTTGCCGTTACTGAGTCGCAAAGCTTTCCATTATTTGCCAAGGGCGGCGTGAAGCGATCACCGGGCTGGAACTAGTCTGCCGAGATCACGTAGCTCACGAATCAGAACTTGCATTTCGGTACAGGGGTTCATCTCTCCATCTTGCTCTGCATCATGGAGGGTTCGGTCTCCGTTAGCGCAGGCGGTTAATAGCATGGCCTCGGCTTCTCCGCATAACTTCTGGAACAAACCATCGATAGAGCCCTTGGCATAGTTCTCCATGCCAGGCCGTCTTTTGAGCTCGCGCACCACTTGGTCTGCAGCGGAAAGTCCACCAGCAGGCGCAAAGCCAGCACGGGTGTAAGCAAAGTGAAGTAACAGCCAGAATTCGAAGCAAGGGAAGGAACGAATCATCTGCACTTTGGGATGACCACGTGCCATATCGATGGCACGTTCCCAATTTGCATGACTATCACGGTCCACAACACAGTACACAACTTCGAAGTTACGTTGCTGAGACACTGCAGCCTTAACTACGCCGACCGGATCTGTGCGCCCTGGATGAGCAATTTCCACCTTGGTGGTGGCACGGAAGTACCTAGATGCATCTTCAAGATAAATTTTAGATGACTTGGAGTCTTCACATAAAACCAATACTCGGGCTTGCACTTTGTATTTTGCAGCCCCCCGTGTAAAGGATGCAGTTGAGCGTTTAACCATGACTTATTGACGGACAAATGGAAGTCCGCGATATCGGCCTTCGTAGTAACGCTTTTCAACATCTTCACTCTCGCGGCCCTCAAAATCATGGATTGAAAGTAGCTGTGTTGCGCCGTTTTGGTCGCGATCAGTAACCCATAATTGGTCACGTCGCAGCAACTTCGTGTCCATCAGATGAGTGTCATGTGTGGTGAATATAAGTTGGCATGGCTCTTCTGCTTTAATATGCTTACGGATAAGTGCTTCAACTAATTTCGGATGGAGACTGCTATCAAGCTCATCCACAACTAGTATGTTATTTGGCCCACTATTAGTCCGAAAGGCTAACCATGGAAGCGAGAATCCGAACAGATTTTTGGTGCCTTCTGATTCCTCGGAGAAATCAAATTCAGCACTTCCTAGCGCCGTGCTATGGGTTAGGGTGGTCCGATAGTTCTGGTTTGGGTTTTTAAGCAGTTGCTCAATACGATCTTCTCTCGAAGAATCGCTGGGCATCGCATCAGGCGCATTGGTTAACTTCGAACGGATGGAAGTAACGGGAATGTCCACATCACTCAATAATGATGCAATCTCTTTGCCAAGTGAAGGCATCTCTGCAACAACACCTTGGCTTAATTGCCCCCAGCCGCTCATGCCATCTTGGACGACGATAAGTTTCTGGAGCCATTCAAAAGGTGTCCTGAGTTGAATCAAATCTTCGCTGCTGTTTGCAACGGCTTGAGTCAAGAACAAAGTCTGTGGACCTGTCAGACGATGCCAAACCTTGTGAAGCTCACTACCGCCTTCAAGGCTATCCCCGAATTCATAATTTTCGCCGCCGTGTGATGCGTTCCCGGCAGTTTCATAGTTTCTGTTATATAGCGTCAGAGCGGTGCCGGATTCATACATTGTCAGCACTTCTGAAACAATTCGTTCTTGTGTAAGCGCTACCTCGAACGAATACCGGGTTTCTTTGTTAATGAAGTGAACCTCTACTTTAGATGGTTGGTCGCTTAACGCCTTGTCGAACCGGAAGGGTTTGACAGGTAAGGCCACTTTCTCAGTGCTAGGTTTCTGACGTAAAAGTGTTGAAAGCAATTGAAAGGCGCTGACCAACGTACTTTTGCCCGAAGCATTTGGACCATAAATGGCAGCGACCTTCAGGAGAGCTGGAAAACGCTCGCCTGTCACCTTTGGGGTGAATTTATTCTCCCTACCCTTCCGCAGCCGGGGTGCCGCCACCATTGATAGGGTCTGACGCTCGCGGATGGAGCGAAAGTTTTCGACAGAGAGTTCAATTAGCATGATGTTTTGCCCGCATGTACGGGCCCGATTTATTATTGCATAACTAGCTTGAACTGCAGTTTTTCTGCAGTTCAAAGATGGATGTGGGATGAGATCTTGGTCCGGACATCGTGTGCACTGGTAGCTAGCCGGCAGCTCGCATCGGGTTAGACAGCGGCGTGGCACCTCGTTCTTGGTGTGGGCTTGCAGCTGAAGGCCGCTACTAGTTGTGCCTAACGTGCCTCACTCGCACGTTGCCAGCCGCCGCTGATGTTGGTTGCAACGGACTGTTGTGCACAAACCCAAGCGCCCTGGGATCAAGCAGCTTGGGTTTGCGCTGTAGCCACCAGCCCGGTGGCCACAGCACGCCCAGCCGTTACCGCGCCACGGCTGGTGGGCGCTGCCGCATGTGTTTCATGCGGCCATCACACGCTATGCCTTCAACGCGGAGCGCGGTGGACTTGGCGCCGCTCTGGCAGGGAGGGTGTGGGTTTTGCGCACTTCGTCTTCCACGGGCGCAGCTCTGGCGTGGGTCGCTTTCTACGTGGGCGGCCTGGTGGCTGCGCTTAGTGGCGACTGGGAATATCCGGCAATGCGAGAGTGGTGACTACTGCGGCTTCTTGGAAAGGTCGATCACTTTGCCGTCAATCCCGATGCGCGTGATCTTCCGCGTTTCTTTGCTGACGGTGCATTCCCCAGGAATGCCAACCTCAAGACCCAATCCGTTTCGGGCCCGTATCAGCTTGCTGCCGGTGCTCCACTCAAAACTGAAGGCATCGGAATATTCTTTTCCGGTGACATAAGGCACATCGGCCTTCTCGGGGTCGCGTGTCAAATTCTTGAGCACGGACTGGCAGTGGGTGAGTGCTGCAATCTTGTCGAGCTGCTTGGGTTCTGCTGATTTGTCTGACTTTTTGCCGCCCGAGCAAGAGAAAAGAATTGCACCCGCAATGGCGGCCATGATGATGATGGCGCAGCCGATGCTTTTGGGGTCTTCCTTCTTGGCGGCAGGTGCGGCTTGTTCCGTGCTCGCTGCTTGAGGTGCCTCGGCGTTGGGAACTGGGGCGCCGCAGCCTATGCAAGCTGTTGCCTTGTCGCTGATTTCTTTCCCGCACTCGCTGCACTTGATCAATGCCATTGCACCCTCCCTGCTTATTTTTGATAGCAGGGATGGTAGCAAGTCGTAAAGCTGCAGTAGTTACCACTCTCTTGTTAAAGACCTGGGGCGTTGGCCCAGGTCGATGCCGTGGCGCCCGTCGCGGTAGGTGCGACGGGATGAATTAAAGCATGCTTTTTAAATTGTTGTAAAGCATGTTTTAAAAATTGGTTGTCTTCAGCCGTCTTCCCACTTGCCAATCACGGTTCCAAGGATGTGGAAGATGTCGCGTATCGGCTCGTGTAGCGGATTGAGTGGCTGGAGCCACTGGCGGCCGTCCTCATTCTTGTAGACCTTGAAGGTCACGGAGTTGGTGTCCCGGAGGCACGCCACCACGCGCGCCCCGTTGACTGGTGATCTGCGTTCGGAGTCCACAAAGATGATGCAGCCATCGGGATATGTACGCGAAGCGCCGCTGGGGGCTGTCATGGAGTCGCCGCGCACGCGAAGTGCGAAGGTATTTGCGCTGTGGGGCGCTGGGCAGTCCATCCATAATTCAACGTCCTCAAGGGGGCCCATGGTGGCGATATCGCACCATGCGCCAGCCTGCACCCAGGATATGAGGGGGACCTTCCCTGAAGTGTCAGGTCCTGGGGCGAGGTTGTCGGAGCTTATCTGCCCCCACTGCGGTAAGCCTTTGCAGATGCAAGCCAGGAGGGATTGCAGTTGAAGTACATGGCGGCTGCGGCGTTGTTGTCGGCGGTCGCGGACTTGGTTTGTCCTCGTTTGATTGCGTAGACAGCCTGCTTGCTGATGCCCATAGCAGCGGCAACCCCGGCCACTGTCTTGCCTGGTTGCTCTAAGGCCTCATTGAATCTATCTGCATACGTGCTCATTGGTTCAAGTATGCTTTCAGAGTCGTCAAGCATGGTTGCCTCCGTTTGGTAAAGCATGTTTTAATGCCGCCTTATGAAGAAAAGTGACGGCATTGAAATTCTTGGTGGTACGCCTGGATTAGCTGCAGCTGCCATTGGTGTCTCGCCGCAGGCGGTATCGGACTGGCCAGATGTGCTGCCGCCGCGCATTTCCGATCGCATCCTGGCTGCGTGGGCACGCAAGAACGTGCCATCGCTGCCGCAGGCATTCGTTGATGCCCAGTCAGGTGAGAAGACGGTGGCAAGCCAGGAGGTGGCCCATGGCTGATTTGGTCCAGCGGACTGCAACTGCTTCGATCGCCATTGAGGTCCTGCCCGGTGGCTGTGTGCGTATGGAATCGACCTGCGGCGGGCGGCCTGATTCGCGGTATGCGCCTTTGGATGACCAGCGTGTACCCCAAGAGGTGCAGCGCTTGCTGGGCGAGCTGCGCGAGCGTTTGTCCTTGCTGCCGTGCACGGAGGCCACCGGCAAGCGTTATGGCAAGGATCGCATCTGGCGCGACAGCATGGGCAAGCCGTGCCGGCCGCCGCGCAAGCTGGCTGTGCATATCTGGACGGCCTACAGCCCGCAGCGTGCCTGGTGGGACATCGTTGAAGAGTTTGAGAATGCGCTGAAGGCGCTGGAGGCTGGCGACACCGGGCCAATGCAGCTGTTCGTGAATGAAACGCTGGGCGAAACCTGGGAGCTGGCCGGTGACCGCACCGACGATCACGCCTTGCAGGCCCGTGCCGAGCCCTACCCGTTGGGCGTGGTGTGCCGTGGCGCCCTGTACCTTACGGCCGGCGTCGATGTACAGCGCACCTGGTGGCAGATCACCGTCTGGGCCTGGGGGCGCGGCATGGAGAGCTGGCCGGTGGCCCGCATCAGCATCGAGGGCAACCCCGCTGTTGATGAAGACTGGGAGCCGGTGACGGCTTTCCTGCAGCAGCGCTTCCAGCAGGCCGGCTCTGGGCCCAGCCTGGGCATCAGCGCCACCAGCGTGGACTCGTCGGACCAGACGCATGCCGTCTACAACTGGGTGCGCAACAACCAGGGGCACATCCCCAACCTGCGCGCCATCAAGGGCGACGACAACAAGCCCATCGTGGGCCCCAGCAGCCTGCAGGAAGTGAACCACCGCGGCAGGAAGGTGCAGCGCGGCATCAAGCTACACCTTGTGGGGGTGGACCAGGCCAAGGATCTGCTGCTGGGCCAGCTGGCCATTACAGAGCCTGGACCGGGCTACGTGCACTTCAGCGCCGACTTGCCGCGCGAGTTCTATGAGCAGCTGACCGCCGAGCAGCGTGTGCTGACCAAGGTGAAGGGGCAGGACGCCTACAGGTGGGTAAAGCGTCGCCCGCGCAATGAAGAGCTCGACATACGCAACTACGCCCTGCACGCGGCTATGTGTCAGGGCATCCACAAGTGGACCGAGGCGCAGTGGCTGCGCCTGGAGCAGACCGTGCAGCCGCCGGAAGACCTGTTCAGTGCGCCGGCGCCTGTAGCGGTGCAGGAGGTGGCCGCAAAGCCAGCCGCTTCTGTTGAACGCCAGGCGCCACGGCGACGCCAAACCTCACCTTTTGCATCGGAAGAATGGAGCAGCAGCTTATGACACAGCCGCAGACTGAATTTACACAGGCTGCGCGGCAGACGCAGGCCCAAGCCGAGGACGCGGCCGTGCAGCTGGAGCGGGATTTTCTGGCCATCGTCCGCGAGGACGTGGGCATGAACGAGCGCCTTGCAGGCCTGTTTGCTCGGGTGCTGGTGGACGGGCTCCGTTCGCGCATGGGAGGGCAGGAGCTTTATATACCCGCGCCGGACCGGAGCGAGCGCGATGAGCGCATTCGGCGCGAGTTCAACGGCACCAGGGAGAGCCTGGAGGCCATCATGCGCCGCACTGGCTTGAGCCGTGCCAGCGTGTACGCCATCGTGGGCAGGAAGCCTGGAGCGGGTGCAAGTTGTCCAGATTCTTCCCTAGAAACTGGACGGACACACGGGTAGGGTGGCGCGCATGAGCACTGCAACAGACATGGTGGCCAAGTACCTGGATGCCGAAGCAGCCCTGCTGCTGGGCAAGACGGTAACTTTTGCTGGCCGCACCCTTACCGTTGAAGACCTGGATTCGATCCGCAAAGGACGCCAGGAGTGGGAACGCCGCGCGGCGGCGGAGCAGCGGGGCGGCAGGGGAGGTCTGTCCTTCTCTGTGGCCCGATTCGACGGCCCCAATAACTGATCCTGCCTGACCACACCATGAACATCATTGACCGCATCGTTGCCTGGCAGGATCCTGTAAGAGGCCTGCGCCGGGCCCAGGCACGGCAGGCGCTGGCCCACTATGAAGGCGCCAAGCCCAACCGCAATCGGCGTCGGCGCAACGACAACAGCAGCCCGAATGCGCTGGTGGGGGCTGGTGCTGCAGCGCTTCGGGCCCATGCTCGCTACTTGGAGCGCAACCACGACCTGAGCCGCGGTGCTCTGCGGGTGCTGGTGAACAACGTGGTGGGGCCAGCGGGCATTGGGATTGAGCCCCAGCCACGCCGACAGGATGGAACCATCCATGCTGAATATGCGGCAGAGCTACGCGACGCATACCGTGACTGGCAGCGGCATCCCGAGGTGACTGGCCGGTACCGCTGGGCACTGGCACAGCGAATCATGGCTTACACCTGGCTGCGGGATGGCGAGGCGTTTGGACAGGAATTGATGGGGCCGGTGCCATTTCTGGACCACGGCACCCGTGTGCCGTATTCGCTGGAGCTGTTTGAGCCTGACTTTGTGCCGCTGGACTATGACGACCTGGGCAAGAACATTCGCCAGGGCATCCAGTCGAATGCGTGGGGCAAAGCCACGGGATACATGGTCTACAAGGGCGACCCGCGCGACGCGATGGTCATCCGCGATGCAAACCAGCTCAAGATGATTCCGGCGGAGCGCATGCTGCACCTGGCTACCTTGGACCGTCTGCATCAGCAGCGGGGCGTGTCGGAGTTCGCCAGCGTGATCACCCGTATTGAGGACCTGAAGGACTACGAGGAAAGCGAACGCGTTGCGGCCAAGGTGGCGGCCTCCCTGACTGCCTATGTCAAACGCACGGACCCGGCAGGGTTCGATCTAGCCCAGGTGCCGGATGACATGAAGGATGAGCAGGGCAACATGCTGCCGCGTGACCTGCATATGCAGCCGGGGTTGATCATTGACTCTCTGCAGGTGGGGGAGGAGATCGGGATGATCGACAGCAACCGCCCCAACCCCAACCTGGTTGCATGGCGTGCTGGACAGCTGCGGGCTTTTTCGGCTGGCATCGGGGCGAGCTTTTCAAGTGTCAGCAGGGACTACAACGGCACATACAGTTCGCAGCGGCAGGAGCTGGTGGAGCAGTGGATCCACTATGCCGTTCTGGCTGATGAGTTTGTGGGCATGTTTGTGCAGCCCACCTGGGAGTCGTTTGTGCAGGCTGCGCACCTGAGCGGCGTGGTGCGCAAGCCGAAGGACTTGAAGGCGGGCAGCGAAGATGATGCGCTGTTCATTGGGCAGTCCATGCCATGGATCAATCCGGTGCATGAGGCGGAGGCCTGGCTGAAGCTGATCAGCGGTGGACTGGCTTCTGAGGTGGAGGTGATCCGCAAACGGGGCAACAACCCGCAGGACACGATTGACCAGATCGCTGCTTTCCGCAAGATGGCATCCGAGAAGGGTGTTGCCTTTGCAGCGGTGCAAGCGCCGGCGGAGCAGCCTGCAGGCAAAGAGGAAGAGAAGCGCACGCCAGAGTTGGTTGATTGAGAAATTGTCCAGTTTCTTGGGTAGAAACTGGACAGCTGAATTCAGACACTGAGGGCTCTCAATCGAGGGCCCTCAGCACATGAACAAGACCGCAACACCCTGGTATGCCATCCGCCGCAAGACCGCAGTGGCTGCAGCAGCCATTGGCGCGCTGGCAGCTGCTGAGATCCTCATCTATGGCGACATTGGCGAGAGCTGGTGGGATGAAACCACCAGCGCCAAGAGCTTTATGCAGGAGCTGGCCAACCTTGATGTGGACGCCATCACAGTGCGCATCAACAGCATGGGTGGCAGCGTACCGGATGGCATTGCTATCTACAACGCGATGAAGCGCCACAAGGCCACCATCACGGTGGAGGTGGATGGGATTGCCTACAGCATTGCCAGCCTCATCGCCATGGGGGGCGACACGGTCAACATGGCCAGCAATGCGCTGATGATGATCCACGCACCGTGGACCTATGCCGCCGGCAATAGTGCCGAGCTGCGTGAACAGGCAGACCAGCTGGATACCTGGGCCACTGCCATGTCCACCAGCTATGCCGCCAAAACGGGCGACCAGCCGGGCGCCCTGGCCCTTCTGATGGATGGCAAGGACCATTTCTTCACGGCTGAAGAAGCCCTGTCGTTGAAGTTCATCGACGCCATTACCGACGCCAACCCTGTGGCCGCCAGCGCCGCGCGCGCACTGCCCGTTTCCCGTTACCGCTCTCTGCCTGCGGCGCAAGCCGCGTCGGAGGGTATTTCCGCGGCTGCTGCCGCAACTTCCGCTGATGAGGAATCCATGAACAAAATCCGTAACCATGTGCTGATGAGCGCCGTTGGCGCTGCAGGGGCAATGGCGGGCGGTGGCGGAAGCGCCGCCGCGCCAGCTGCAGCTGCCCCGGTGGTTGATGCTGCCGCCGTATTGGCGGCCGATCAAGAGCGCCGCAATGGCATTGCTGCCAGTTTCAAACCGTTTGCTGACCGCGCTGGTGTAGGCGAGCTGATGGCGCGCCTGCAGAACGACCACGCCATTACGGTGGAGGCGGCTGGCGCTCAGCTTCTGGCGCACATGGCTGCGGGTGCCACTTCGGTGGCGGGCGCCCATGTGGTGAGTACGGTGGAGGATGAGCACGACAAGCACCGCCGCGCTGCCGAAGGGGCGCTGCTGGCCCGTGCTGGCCTGGCCAAGGCAGAAGGTGCCAATCCCTTCCGTGGCTACACGCTGTCGGAAATGGCGCGGGCCAGCCTGGCGCGTGGAGGCTTCAAGTCTGAAGGCATGGACAAGATGCAGTTTATTGGTGCCGCCTTCACGCACAGCACCAGTGACTTCACGGGCCTGCTGGCCAATGTGGCCAACAAGGCGCTGCTGGCCGGCTACGAAGAGGCCGAAGAAACTTTCCAGCAGTGGACCCGTCCTGGCAGCCTGCCGGACTTCAAGCCGGGTAGCCGCGTGGATCTGAACATGTTCCCCAGCCTGCGCAAGGTGGCGGAAGGCGCTGAATACAAGTACGCCACGGTGGGCGAACGTGGTGCGCAGGTTGTGCTTGCCACCTACGGCGAGCTGTTCAGCATCACCCGCCAGGCCATCATCAACGACGATCTGGACGCCTTCACGCGCGTGCCGCGCATGATGGGCCGTGCGGCGATCCGCACCATTGGCGATCTGGTCTACGCCATTCTGACGGCCAACCCCAACATGCCCGATGGCACACCTTTGTTCCATGCGGACCACAAGAACCTGCTGCCCGGTGGTGGCATCACGACTGCCGCTGTGGATGCCATGCAGTCGGCCATGGCGCTTCAAAAGCAGGGCCAGTCGGTGCTGAACATTGCCATGCAGTACCTGATTGTGCCGCGTGCACTGAAAGGTACCGCCAATGTGGTGCGTGCCAGCGAGTACGAGGTGGGCGCGGCCAAGAACAACACCGTGCCGAACAGTGTTCGTGACACGTTCGAGGTGATTTCCGATGCGCGCCTGGACGCCGCATCCGCCACTGCCTGGTACGGCGCAGGAAACCCGAGCGTGCACGACACCATCGAGGTGAGCTACCTGGATGGAAACCAAGCCCCGTACCTGGAGCAGCGCCAGGGCTGGAACGTGGATGGGACCGAATTCAAGGTGCGCATTGATGCCGGCGTAAGTCCCCTGGGCTTCCGTGCCCTGGCAAAGAACCCTGGCGCTTGATGAGTGGTTGCTGACTTAGCGTGGGCTGTATGCCCCGCTGTCGGCTACTTGTCCTTTCCTCCTTCTTAAGGATTTTCACCATGAAGAACTTTATCCAAGTGGGTGATGTGCTGGATCACACCCCCGCAGGCGCGGTTGCCGGTGGCGCCGTGGTTGTCATTGGCGCACGTGTTGGCATTGCGGTTTCTGACATCGCGGCCGGCGCAACAGGTGCGCTGCGCGTCAAAGGCGTGGTCGAACTGGCCAAGCTGAGCACTGATGCCCCGGCTCAGGGCGCACTGTTGTACTGGGATGCGGCCAACAGTCGCCTGACCACCACGGCCAGTGGCAATGTGCAGGCCGGCTACGCGGCCAAGCCGGCGGGGAACGGTGTTACCACCGCCTGGTTGCACCTCAACGCCTGAGAGCCACGGTCATGCAATTGAACCCCTTTGCCGCCAGCCTGCAACGGCTCAATGCCGCTGCGCAACGTCGTCTGGCTAACGCAGTCGCTGTGTGGCGCGGCGGTGAGCCCTTTGGGGTCATGCTGGACCAAGGGGAGGGCGAGGCATTCGGTGATGTGGCTGTGGGCTCCATTGTCTGCAATTTGCCGTTGGTGTCTGCCCCAGGGATTGCGCAGGGCGACGAGCTGGTCATCGATGGCGCCCGGTATGAGGTGGCCGAGCCTGTGCAGCCCGATGTCTCAGGCTGGGTTGCATTGCAGCTGCGCACGTTGGATGGGGGGGGGAGCCATGGCTGAACACATGCAGCAGCAGATCGTTCAGGCGCTGCAGACCACGCTGAAACTGGCCGGTACGGCTGCGCAGAGCCGCGTGCGGGTGGATGGTCTGGACCTGCTGCCTGTGGACAACTGCCCCGCGCTTGAGCTGACTGTGGGCGATGAGTCTGTAGCTCCCATCACCAACGGCAAGGCCGGCGTCGCTACCCAGCAGCGCGAGCTGCAGATTGAGGTGGCCTGCCTGGTGGCGGGTAGCCGTGATTACCGCGCCCGTGCCGCGGAGCTGTTGGCGCAGGTGGAGGAGGCGCTGGGCGGTCTCCAGCCCACCGTGCTGGATGGCCTGCTTGCCCGGCGCCCGCGCTTGCTGGGCACGCGCCCCCAACCTGATGGGCAGGGCGCGCAGGCCGTGTATGCCATCCGCAGCATGTGGATGTTCCGTTACTTCACCGCCGAGGGCGCCCCGCGCGGCCCGGCAAACCCTTGATTTTGAAAGGACACATGCAATGAGCAATGTGCGCACAACTGCAGGTTCGACCTTGCTGGTATGCCCGATCGTTCCGGCTCCATATAGCGCTGCCGGCTTTCAGGCTCTGGACTTCACGGAAGTGGGCGAGATCACCGACTTTGGCGAGTTTGGCCGCGAGTACAGCCAGGTTACCCATGCGCCGGTGAAGAACCGCCGCACCGTCAAGCGCAAGGGCTCCTTCGATGAGGGTTCGGTCACCTTGCCCATGGCGCGTGATTCTTCAGACGCTGGCCAGAAGTTGCTGGATGCAGCGGTGCTGACTGACGACAGCTACAGCTATTGCATTCGCCTGCAGGACGGCACGCGCTTCTTCTTCACTGCGCAGTGCATGTCGTTCAAGACGACCCTGGGCGGTGTGGACTCCATCACCGGCAAGTCGGCGCAGCTGGAAATCGACAACGACATCCTGGAAGTGGCTTCTGCCAGCTTCACCCTTGAATACAAGGCTGGCTCCAATGGCTCGATTCAAGGGGTGACCGTGCAGACGGTGCAGGAAGGCGGCACCGGCACGCTGGTGTTTGCAAAGGCGGACCAGGGCTTCAAGTTTGAAAAGTGGAGCGACAACAAGACCGACAACCCGCGCCTGGACGTGCCGGTGACGGCAAACCTGACTGTCACGGCCAGCTTCGTGGCCGAGTAATTCCACATCCTTTTATCAAGAGAGATTTTCAAATGGCATTCGATCTGGCCCAAGCCATGGCAAATGACACAGCGGTGTTGCACCTCAAGAGCGCCCAAGGCGAGCCGCTGACGATCAAGGACGCTGCAGGCGAGGATCAGCCTGTGACCGTCACCCTCTACGGTCCCGGTTCCAAGCAGTACCAGCAGGCGCAGATGGCTGCACAGCGCCGCGTGATGGTGCTGATGAAGAAGGGCAAGGGCGACAAGCGCACCCCTGATGAGCGCCGCGAAGACGTGGCCGTGCTGCTGGCGGACCTGACGGCGGGCTTCACCAATCTGGAATACATGGGTCTGCAGGGGCGTGAGCTGGCTGTGGCTGTCTACAGCGAGGCCAAGCTGGGCTACATCGCCGATCAGGTCAATGTGTTTGCGAGCGACTGGGCAAATTTTACGAACGGCGAGCAGCCAGCCTAGAGCTGTATGTCCGGTACGTCGCCTGGCTTGATGCCGCGCTAGATCCACCCAAGAAGCAAACCCGAAGCAAGAGCAATGAGCCTGCCCCTCGCATCAATCGCCGCCAAAAGTTTCACGCCGAAGGCGTGGAGCTTGAGCTGCCTGAGCTTGAAGGGGAGTGCTACCTGCTGGATGTGCTTTTCGATGTGGGGCCATGCATGCCAAGCGGCATGGGGCCATTGCCGCTGGGTTATGAGCAGCTGCAGGCCTGGCAGCGGCAAATGGGTGTGGAGCTCACGCCCTGGGAAGCGCGGACTGTGCAGCGCCTATCGCGTGCGTATTGCGGCGAACTGGCTGCAGCTGCTAACCCTGATGCTGCTGCCCCAGGCAGCGCAGACGAAAGCCCTGAACACGCTGAAGAGCGGCGCGAGCGGGTGGCTGACCGGCTTGGGCAAAGCCTGCGGATGCTGCGCGACACGCGCCCGAAGCGCTGATGCGGATTGGAAGTGGAGAGTGCTGCGGTGAACCTTGCACACCTCATTTTTCGCATTGGTGCAGACGCTTCGGAGCTGAAAAGCGAATCGCTTGAGGCGCGGAAGACCGTCTCCGGCCTTACCGACAGCATGGTCACAGGCTTGGGCCAGGCCGGGCGTGCCAGCGCGCAACTGGACAAGGTGGGCATGTCCGCCAAGCAAACCGCAGCTGCCATGCGTGGTGTGCCGGCGCAGATCACCGATATTGTGGTCAGCCTGCAAGGCGGGCAGGCGCCGCTGACGGTGTTGCTGCAGCAGGGCGGGCAGTTGCGCGATATGTTCGGCGGCATCGTTCCGGCAATCACGGCATTGGCCAAGACCTTTGTCGGCATGATCACAGCTGTGACGGCAGGGGCTGCGGCGATGGCTGCGGTAGCTGTAGCAGTGATTGCCCTTGGGGTGGCCTACAACCAGGGGAGCAAGGAGGCCGATGCATACCTGAATGCGCTGGTAGAGACAGGTTCGGCGTCAGGGGTGACGGCTGGCCAACTGCGCCAGTACGCTGTTGATATCAGCAAGGTATCCGGCACCGAGTCGGGAGCCGCTGCGGCCTTGGTGGCGATGACCCGGGCGCGCGGCGCTGATGGGGAGATGCTGAAGACCGCTGCCGCAGCGGCGCAGAACTGGAGCAGCGCCACCGGCGAGGCCGTGGACAAGACGGCCGAGAAGTTTGCGCAGCTGCGCAAGGATCCGCTGCAGGCGGCGCTCAAGCTCAATGAGGGCATGAATTTCCTGACCCTGGGCCTGTATGAGCAGATCAAGGCGTTGGAAGACCAGGGGCGGGCATCTGAAGCGGCTGCGGTGGCGCAAAAGGCATACGCCGACACCCTGAATGCGCGCTCCACGGAGATCAAGAACAATCTCGGCTACTTGGAAAGCGCCTGGAATTCCCTGGGTGGTGCTGCCCGTAAAGCCTGGGACAAGATGCTCAACATTGGCCGCTCGGACACCAAGGAAATGGTGCTGGAGGCGAAGAAAGCCCAACTGGCAGCACGCATGGCCAATGCGCCGTTGTTGGGCAATGATGCTGCCACGGAACGTGGCAATGAGTTGTTGCGCAGCCAGATTGCTGCCCTGGAAAGCGAGATTGGGAAAGAGCGCAAGGCAGCCCAAGACCAAAAGGCCCAGGCTGATCTGGTTGATGCCACTGCGGCTTGGGAAAAGCGCGGAGAGCAGTTTCTGTCCCGCCAGGTGCGCATGGCGGAAGAGTTGAAGCGCGCCAGGGGGGAGGGAATTGCGGCTGGCAAAACCGAGATAGAGATTGAAGAGCGCCTGCAGCAGATCCGCGAGAAGTACAAGGACAGGGCCGCTGGCGCGTCTGCCAAGGCCGAGAAAACTGCCTATGACAACCTGATCGCCTCGATCCGCACCAAAGGGCAGGAGATAGAGCAGCAGCTGTTGCAGGATCAGCAGCTGACCGAAAGCCAAAAGATCCGTATCAAGCTGGACCAGGAGCTGGCCCAGGGCAAGCTGAAGCTGTCGGCAGCGCACCAGGCGCAGGTGCGGGCAGAGATTGCGGACCTTGAGCAGATCGAGCAAAAGCAGAAGGCACGCCAGGGCAAGAAGCTGTCGGATGAGCTGCTTTCTGAGAGCTCGCCTTATGCCGCTGACTTTGTGGCGCAGCTCAATCTGTTGGGAACTGCGTATGACCGTGGCGCGATCAGCCTTGAGCGCTACACGCAGGCGCAGGAGGCGCTGATTGCCAAGCAGCCTTTTGCCCAGCAAGCCGCTGCATTGCAGCAGGCGCGTGCAGAGGCCGAGCAGTACCTGGCTGTGATGCAAAAGGCGCAGCAGCGCCAGGTGCAGGCCGTGGGCCTGGGTGACCGCCAGCGTGACTACCTGAGCGGCCTGAACCAGATTGAGGACAACTACGCCGGCCGGCGTTATGACCTCAGCCAGCGCATGCAGCAGGCGCGCGACCAGCACGGCGGCACGTTGCCCGACAACATCGCCCGTTCATACGCTGAGCAGCTGGCCCTGGTGGATGAGTTTGAGCGCAAGGCCAAAGCCAGCTATGCGAGCACGTTTGAGGCCATCACAGAAGCCCAGGGCAACTGGCTTAACGGGGCGAACCGCGCCTTTGCCAACTACGCCGACAGCGCGGCCGATGTGGCGGGGCAGACCGCGAACCTGTTTACGCGTGCCTTTCAGGGCATGGAGGATGCGCTGGTGAGCTTTGTCATGACCGGGAAGATGGATTTCAAGAGCCTGGCCGAATCCATCATTGCCGACCTGATCCGCATTCAGATCCGCGCCAGCATGGTGCAGCTGCTGGGTGGTGCGAGCGGCGGTGGTGGGTTGTTCGGTGCGCTGATGGGTGGCGTTTCCTCGTACTTGGGTGGCGGTGCATCGGCCGCTGCATCCACCGTGGCAGATGTGCCCGCCTGGGTGGATGGTGGCGCAACCCTGAGCTTTGGCGGTGGGCGTGAGCGCGGCGGCAGCGTGGCGGCCGGCACCATGTACGAAGTCAATGAGGCAGGTGTGCCTGAGCTACTGAATATCGGCCAGGAGCAGTACCTGATGATGGGTCGGCAGTCTGGCAGTGTGGTGCCGCTGGCGGGATACAGCGGCGGCGCTTTGGCAAATGCCGGTGGCAGCCAGGCTGCTGCACCCATGCAGATCGATGTGCAGGTGATCAACCAAGGCCAGCCGGCCCAGGCGCAGGCGACCGTGGAGCGCCAGCCTGACGGGCGTGCCTTGGTGAAGGTGATCCTGAAAGAGGTGGCCGGCGATATGGCGGCTGGTGGTGTTACCGCGCGGGCTGTCAAGCAGCGCTTTGCTCTGCAGGAGGCCTGACCATGGCGCAGCTACCTGATTACGTGACCATGCTGCTGGATGAGGCCGGCGAAGAATTTGATCCGGGCGTGGTCAAAAGCGAGATGGAACGCGGCTTGCCAAAGATGCGGATTGGCACCAGCCGCGTGGTGGTGAGCGTCAGTGCAACGCTGCTGTTTGACAGCGCGGAAGACGCGGGCAGGTTTGAGACTTGGTATTTCACCGATATCCGGCGTATTGGCTTTTTTGACTGGGTGGATCCGCGCACTGGCACTGTGCGCACCGGCCGCTTCAAGGATGGTGCCATTGGCAAGCTGGTGCCCACGATTGCCGAGTATGCGCAAAGCAAGCGCTCTGTGACCCTGGAGTACCTGCGATGAGTGACTTCCGCACGCGCAACCAGCGCATCACCGATGACGTTGGGTTCATCCAGCTGCTGGAGGTGAGCAACCCCAGCTTTTCCGAGCCGATGCTGATCTGCAACGACGTGCAGGACTTTGTGAGCCAGGGCAAGTCCTACATCGGCCTGCCTTTTGGCTTCGATCTGCCTGACGACGTGAGCGGCAGCGCGCCGCGCATGCAGCTGGCAATGGACAACGTGGGCCGCGGCGTCAGCGATGAGCTGGAGCGCCGCCAGCCCGGCACCACCACCATGGCCAAGCTGATCGTGGTGGGCCGCGATACGCCTGACCGGCATGAGCATGTGTTCTGGCTGCCCATGTCCAGCGTCAGCATCAGCGGCGCAAGTGCCCAGGCCAGTTGCAGTGTGGACGAGGTCACCCGCCAGTCGGCCTGCAAGCAGATGGCTACGCCTTTCACCTTGCCGGGGATTTTCTGATGGAAAAGATCGTGAAACGCCCTGTTGGCCCGTCGGCAACTGGGGTTGGTGACATGCCTGAATCGTTGCAGCACTTATGCAATAGCTGCACTTCCTCTCGCATTGGCGTGCTTCCTGATGTGCTGCGGATGCCGAATTCAGTAGAGGTAAAGCCTAAATGTTTTGCTTGGGAAGTCCAAGACCAACTTCCCTGCTTTGAGGGTGAGTAAATGTCATCTGCATTCCTGATGGATTTAGAAAAACTGGTGGGCATTCCCTATGACGCCCGCCGCATGGATTGCGCCGACCTTGCCATGCAGGTGCAGCAGCAAGTGTTTGGCCGTGAGGTCCTGCTGCCAGGGCGCCGACCGCGCCCACTGGACAGCGCAGCCCAGGCCCGGGAGATCGCCGCCATGAGCGCCCAGCTGGCAGACCCGGTGCAGTACCCCCAGGACGGCGATGCCGTGCTGATGCGTGAAGTGGGTGCTACGCATGCAGGCCATATTGGCACTTACTTTTTTCTGAACTACACGCCGTATGTGCTGCACGTGGCCGCCTGGATGCAGGGGGGCAGCACGCTGCACCGGCTGCAAGAACTGTCGGGCCTGGGCCTGACGGTGGAGGGGTACTACCGATGGAAATGACCCGCGCTGAAGCTGCTGCTGTGGCCGCCGTGGATGGCATGCCGGCCGAGCTGCTGGATGCCATGGGCCGCCTGGTGGTCACGCCGCATGCGCTGACCCAGGAGGGGCAGCGCAATGTACCGGTGGACCTCCTGCCCGGCGAGAGCCTGGCCGTGTTCCTGGGCCGGCATGTGCCCGGCATTGAGTCTGGCGCCTGGGTGGTGAGCATTGGTGGGTCCATGGTGCCGCGTGCCATGTGGGCCCACGTCTACCCCAAGCACGGCATGCACATTGCCTGCCGTGCCGTGGTGGCCAAGCAGGCCGTTCAGCTGGTGGCCGTTGCCGCGCTA